GCTAAAGTAGAAGAAGGGAAAACTCGGATATTTCAAGTAGGCCCTATGGATTTGCTCATTTTAACTCGTAAGTATTGTGGCGCTTTTATGGCTCATTGTATGACTTCTAGTACATCAGGTGAATTTGCTATAGGAATCGATCCTTATAGTATTGATTGGGATTTTCTTTTTAAACGAATTTTAATATCTAATAAAAATATTAATGGTGATTTTTCAAATTTTGATGCGACCGAAGCCTATATATTTGCAGAATTAACAGCCGCAACTATTAATAGGTGGTATAATGATAGCGAAGAAAACCAACGCATTCGTCGCATTTTAATTATTTCTTGTTTTAGTTGTTATCATACGGTAGGAGGCGTGTTGTATTTTATGCGACAAGGGAATCCTTCCGGTTGTGCTTTAACAACAATTTTTAATTGTATAGTTAATTCTATACTAATACGTTATGCATACATGCGGTTAGTATGTTTCGATTTGACTGATTTCCATGATTTAGTTAAGTGTACATTTTTTGGAGATGATAATCTGATGAATATCAGTGATCATATCATCGACAAATTGAATATGGTAACTTATGCTAATGTTGTTAAGGAATTAGGATTTGTTTATACACCGACTAATAAGGAAGAAATAAGTAAGCCTTATTATACAAATGATGAAATATCTTATTTGAAAAATGATGTGAGATACGTTGAATACATTGATGATACGTATATTGGCAAATATATTGCACTTCTTGAAAAAGATGTTATTGAAACTATCGGTTATTGGTCTGGTTCAGATCCAACTAATATGAAGGACCAGCTTAACAGGTATAATTCATCTTTAAAATTTGCCGCATTATATGGACGTCAGTATTTTTCGAAACTCCATACTATTTATAATAGGTGTATATTGAATCATCGAGAACGTGGATTTCATGTTAATGGTGAACTTTTTACTTATGATCGTTGTATGTTCATGATGTATCCAAGCATATTTAAACAATTTGATAGCTTACGTTTGCAACCGGCATCTGTGCGCGTACTGGATCAAATTGGTGTAAGCGAAATCTTAAACTAGCCTCACTCGAACAAGCTTAGCTTTCTTGTTTGTTTTATTTATCTGCTAACTCATTAATTAAAATTATAAATAACTTTTTTAATTATTTTTATTCTTTT